TCAAGCCACTAGCTTTTTATATTGCTCTGAAAACTCTATTAATGCTTTATTTTTCATGTAATTAAACTTACTTTTTGACCATTGCCATTTTTGACAATAATCAGATACGCAATGATGCTTAGCCAATACATAATCAACCAAAATAATTCTTAACTTTTGATCGTTGATGCCATTAATTGCATCTTCAACTTGTTTCAACTTATAAGCCAGATCAACATGATTAATCATAGACAATTCAACGCCGTTTTTTCGTGTATGTGCTGGCGCTGAACTTAATACTGGACTAGATACTTGGCTGAACGCTTTTAAGTCACGTTTCAGCCTTGCATAGTCCTTTAAAATAGCTTTAATATGTTTTATTTCTTGTTTCATAACGTTACCGCCTTTTCTAACGATAACTAGATATAATATGTACCCCCCGCTTTAAAACGAGGGTTTAAAAAAACGTCAAGCAACAGATATTATTAGAAATGGTTTTTATGACTTTAGATTTTTGCCTACAATCGAATTAATCAAGGTCATAACCTCGTACGTCAATCACACCTTGAACCGGCAAAAAGAGAACCTCTTATTTATTTAAGTATAACATTTTTTAACATAAAATGCAAACATATGTTCGATTAATTATTAGTAATTAGCCCTCTAAGCTGCTGAATCATTGATACAACTTGATATGGTGTTTTTGTCATGTCTGTAACTCTATTCTGATACCAAAATTGAGTTAAAAGGCTAACCGCAAATTTATATTGCGGATAAGCAGACAAATCAGCGCTTGGATTTACTGCATTCTGCACATAAGTTTCCGCATTAGTGATATATTGTTGGATCATACTATCATCATCGGTTACATCAATTCTTAAGCTTGCTTTTATGTCTGCTGGTGTAATACCTGAATCGCTTGTATTAATTGCCATGTGGATCACTTCCCTTTTTAAAAAATTGGGGGTCTATCCAATTTTGGACAACCCCCTAAATATGTATAGCGCCAATTAAGGCGCTGGATATTAATTGCTTGCTGTACCTAACGAAATAACTACCGCTGCGGTGTTTGAAATAATTTCATAATCGTTGCGGACAATGACCGATAAACCTTGGCTGAATTGATCGAATTTATCCCATTGCGCGGTTGTTTGGTTGCGCCGGAATACTGCAATGGCTTGGCTTAAATCGCCGCAAATCATTGGGAATGTACCGTCTGAATTGTCTGCCAGCAGTGAGTTTGAGATAACCGCAACTGGAGCGCCTAAAATAGCAAAGCCACTTGGTGCGGTAACATCTGGCTGCAATAAATAACGACCCTCTGAATCTTTCAAAGTATCAAGATAATTAAACGCTGATTGATTTACGAGCCACATTTTATCTAATGCCGGATCAAGTGTTACGTTAAATACTTTTTTCAGATCATCAATACCAGTAGCGGTTGTATGAGTGAAGTTATCACTTGAACCAGTCTTACCAGTCAACAATGATAGAATCTGGCTATTGTCGGTATTATCAACTAACTGTTGTAACTGGTTTTTAACTTCGCCCACAATGTCAACTTCTGAATCCTCAACAATTTCGTTAGATAATGCAATTTTTCCTGCTCGTGTTTTAACGCTGAACGGTACATCTGTAAACATATTAGCGTTAATGTCGCTAATCTCTGCTAACTCGTCCTTAGTTGCTAAAACTGCGCTCTGCTGGTTGGTAGCAATTGGGTATTTACCCGAACCATTAGAAACCTGCTTAACCGTTGCGTATTGCGCTAAATTATATTTTGATTGTTTTAATTGAAAGATGGGTGTAATTAACTCTTCGGGAATAACTGCGGCTGTTCCAGTGGTTGTTAAGCCGTCGCGAAGTTCACCATGTGAACGAATATAATCTTCAAAGGAACGCAATTCTGTTTTTGTTTCTGGTTGTTTTTCTGGATCAATAATAGTTTGTTTTGTCATTTTTTTAGCCTCTTTCTTTTTATTAATAAATTTTTCATAACTCCGTGTATCCACTTGAACATTGGTATCATCATAGGCGGGAACAGCGACAACAGAAACATCAAATAAACTTTTTACTTGATTAATTGTTCTTGTAACAGCTCCGTTATCATCTTTAGCCCATGTATCGCCGCCATCGTTGACCTCAAAACCAAAACTACATGAATCAACATTACCGCTTGTTATTTCCTCGTATACGTCATTAGCAAAGCTCGTATTTGGCAATTGTGCGGTAAATTTTAAGCCTTTATCATCTGTTTCAAGCGTTAATGTACCAGCCTTAACACTTGCTAAAACTTGCGTATAATCGTGGTTATTTAGCATTAAAACGTCTGATAAATCAACACCATCAAGCGCATTAGGCGCAACCATCTCGGTAAATCCGCCTAAATCTTTGCTGGGCGAGTTCCAAACAATCGCATAGCCCGAAATAGTTTTGCCTTGTTGGTCTTGTGGTTGTTCCTGTTGTGTATCATCTTCAGGTGTTTCAGCTTGTGGCTGTTGTGCCCGCAACTCCGCTTGAATCGTTAAACGTCTATCCATTTTGTTAATCACATTATTTTCCTCCTGTTCCGTAATCAATATTTGTCATTTGAGGCGTTAAGAAAGTATCACCATCATCTGTTGGTGGCAATCCTAATTTAGACCGTGCTTCATTTCTGGTTGTTAAACCGCCTCTATATCCACTAAGCACTAAATTTTGTTGTTGTTGTGGATCAAGGCTTAGTAAGTTATCAGTATTAAAAACTGCATTAACATTTAATTTGAAAGCTAACTCGCTAGTGAAGCAATCAAAATAATGCTGCAAAGTTCCTTTTAGATACTGGATATTGCTTTGCTCGGTGCTTGAATGCTCGTTTTCTAGCCCTAACCGCTCAACCGGAAGTTGAAACGCTTCGGCAACTTGACGGGTAGTCCAATCATTAGAATTTACCAGCTTTAGCACATCGGTATTAATTGACAAATTAGAAATATCCATATCATCGCTAGTCACAATTGTATTTAGTGCATTACCGCCAGTAGTAGCGGAATCGAATTGCTTGCGGATATTCTCTTTTGCGTCGGGGCTCAAGTCTGTTTGATGCAACTTAACAACAGTAGTGCCGTGAATACCTTGATTAAAGAAACCAGCCAGTAGCTTATTGCCGGCGCCGGCTATTTGTCTTACATCTTTTAACGCATATAGCGGACTAATGCCACTTGAACCATCTTTAGCAAAATACTTAAAATGCAAGATGCTATCAGGCGCAATCTGTTGCTTAGTTCGTCCATCGGGTGTATAGGTGTAGGTTAGCTTACCGCTCACATCGTCTTGCTGAACAGTCACTTTATTATTTGGCAAGTAAATCAAAGTATGATTATTTTTGATCCACGCAAACGAATTGCCATTAAGCAGCATTGAAGCAGCCAGCGCAAACTTGAAAGCATAACCGCTCATATTTGAGTTTGGTGTTTGATTAATTGTCTTATCCCAAATCGGTATGCCCGTCTGGATTGGATTGCCTGCAATGTCAGCGGCAATAATATTAATAGCTGAATAAATATCAGTGTTGCGCAATACACTTGCACTAACAAACGTATATGGATCATCACTTGATAGGCTAACCAGCGCATCTAAAAACGGGTCTTGCGTGCTGCTGGTACTTTTTACAAAAAAGCTCAATTGTTTTTCACTTCCTCTCGTTGAATTTTATAGTTTAGTGTTTTCCAGATTTCGGGAAAACTCAAATGCCGGAGAACCCGTTTTTCACAAAAATGTGAATAACCTAGTTTATCCTAAAAATCGGAAAAACCAGCCTTGCACTTACGGGTGTAAAGCTTTTAACACCCTGTACTTTTTAGTTCTTTTCATAATTAATCAAAAAAGCCAGCATGACTAAAATCACACCAGCTAAAATAACGCTTAGTTTAAAATTAAAAAGTCCGACACCAACAACCAACAAGCAGCAGCCTAAAATTAAAAATATTGTTTGGCTGTACCTAGAACAGACTTGTAGCAGTTTCATAATATTCATTTTTAGCTTTGCTTTCCTCCTCATTATCGTAATAATTCATAGCCGCAACATAAGCATTAATCAATGCCGCAATTGGATCAATACGATTGCTATTTTTATCCTTATCTAGCTGCCAACCGTTATTGTCAATTTTAATGATCGCATTATTGACTGCATAGGCTAGAATCTTATTGCCACTATGCTTAATTTTTCCATCAAATAATAAATCCCTGAAATTTCTGGTAGGAATATTCAAAGTTTTTGTTCCCTGCCTTACTTCAAACAATGGATAGTTTAACTTTTCAAACTTAGTAATAACTGTCTGCGCATTGTAGGGGTCATAAGCAATTGCTTTAACCGTCCAGTTATATTTACCAATTAAGTTTTGAACATATTCAACTAAGGAATCATAATCAATAATGCCGGAATCTAAACGAGTAATTGAACACTCGCCGGCTTTTTCCATGCTCACATAATCAATGCCATCACGCTTAATCTTATTTTCTAAGCCGTACTTAGTACCGACAAATGAATGACTGTCGCAATAAAAACGACCGTTGCCAATTGGAACCAACCAGCTAACCGCCGTTAAGTCATTGCTTTTAGAAAGGTCTATACCAATATGAACATCTCTGTTTTTTAAATCAGGCTTACGCATTTTTGCACTCTCCCAATCCTCTGCACTGATATAGCTATTCTCCTTAGCTTGAGTAAACATATTCATATTTTTAACTAGAACATCGTTTAGTTTTCCTTGCGCTACCGCAATATCTAAATCAGACTTAATCTTTTCAACCATTGTCTTTTTTAATTTATCATTGCTCATTAGCGGATTGGCTTTGATCCACATATCAGGCTTGTAGATTTCTTCCTTGCCGTCAAGGCTATAAATAACCACAAAATAGCGATCAGCTTTTTGCTTGCCGGTTAAAATATCAGCAGCATAATCACACTCTTTTTTAAACGGGCTATTCAAGTTATAACCAGCAGTTGAAATAATAGCCAGCAACGAGTTAGGATTTAAAACTTGGCCAGACTTCAAACTGTTTAAAATATTTGAGTTTTTACTTTCATGCATCTCGTCAATGACCGCCAAAGACGGATCGAACCCGTCAATACTAGGCTTATGTTCAGTTGCCAATGGAACAGCAAAGCTATTGCTTTCAAGGTCAGCTATCCGTTGCTTATTGATTTTAACCCGCTGTCGCATATATACAGATTTATTCCTAATAAAATTTAGCTGGTCTGTCATCATATCAAAGGCAAGATGTGCTTGCTTAGCTCCGTTAGCTGTAAACAATATTTGCCTATTTCTAGCTGGCTCTTTTTCCATTAGCAACTCCACAACGCCCATACAAGCGATTATGAACGTCTTACCACTCTTACGGGCAAACGATAACAGCGCTCTAGTGAAACGCCTTGAATCGTCTGAATCTAACCGCCAGCCATATAGATTGCCTAAGATAAAGCACTGAAACAATTCTAATTTTAATGGCTTGCCATCGGTAGTTGGTAGCAGCTCAATAAACTTATAAACTCGCTCTGCCAGCTCTGAATTATAATGATAGGGGAACTCTTTAGTTTTTTGTTTGGCTAACTCATTTTTAAATCTTTGACAAGCCAATTTAATTTTTTTGTTAGCTAGAATTTTGCCACTTAAAACTTGTTCCGCATACTTAACAGCTTTATCCATCAAGCAGCGCTTCAAACTCATCTTTTGGCTTGTCTTGTTTTTGTTTATTAAGCTCCATCTTTGCCCGTGAATTAATTGTCATGCCTAACTCAACGGAAATCATTTTCATGTCTTTCATGGCTTGGCTCATGATTTCATAATATGGATTTTTCTTTTTAATTCCTGTTTCTTTATTTGTGAGAACTAAACCATGCTTAGTTATATCAGTTTCGCAAGTCTGAACTATTGCATAACAGCGGCAATAATCAGCCAGTAAACCACGATCCAGTTCACTAATTGGCGTATTGGCTTTTAGATATGGGACAACCCGTTTCCATTCTGTTAAAGCTCTGCCTTTTAGCCAATCTGGCGGATCATCTTTTAATTGAGGATAATTAAATAAAGCTTTTTCCATATCTTTGCGCTGGGCAATCTCCTCATTGTTTAAATGAGATTTAATATCTTTAAGTAATTTAATATTTCTGCTCATAGATGCTTAAAACTCCTTTCAATTTAAATTTATGTAGAAAAATACCGTTATCCCTTGTGGGGCAACGGCTACATATATCCAGTTATCATATTCTACATATATTTTAACATTTTCTTTCAAAAAATGCAAACATATGTTCGATATATCTACTCGATATATATCATTATCCAAAAATTGGTATATATGAAGTAATATCAAGAAACGACATAAAATCCGCCAAAAAACAGCCTATTTAATAGGATTTTAGTTTTTAAAAAAGTGAGCGTTCGTTCAAAAGCCTTAAAAAAATAGCCCCCCCGTCAAAATTGGTATATATATTTTTAAAAGAATATTTATATTTTATTTTTTCTTTTAGCTCGTTCTTTATTCGTTTTTTCAATGTGACATTTATAACACAAACTTTGAAGGTTGGTTTCATCTAAACGCCTTGACCAGTCATCTTTTAACTCGATAATGTGATCAACTACATCGGCTTTGCGTATTATGCCTTGCTGCCAGCATGATTGACAAATCGGGTTACTAGTTAGCCATCGTCTGCTTAGCTTTCTCCATGCTGTCGATTGATAGAACTGTACTCTCTTACTCTCATCTGATTGATACATTCGCTTATGATAGGTTGCTTTACTGCCAAGCTGCTTATGCTTACTGCAATAGCGTTGATCGTACGGAACGAGCCTTGTGCAGCCAGCATGGTTACATTGCTTCATCGGTTTCACTTAATCACTCCTAATAAAAAACAGCGGTTGTCCGCTGCCATTGGTTTATAGTCTTTTACTCAAATTCTCTTGTGCTTGAATCAGTAATCCTAAATATGAATCATCATATTTTTGTTTTATCCTTTGACCATGTATATCAACTTCGCCAGCATCGTACATCTTTTTAAATAATGTTTCTTTAGTGATGTTAATGCCAGCATCAACTAGAAACTTGTAATCATCTTCAATTGCTTTGGGATATATGCTCTCAACTGGTTTCATCATGCTTTCACTTCCAGCGTGACAACATCAAAAGTATTAATACCTTTTTCACTGTCGATGTTATCTATTTTATAAGTAACTCCATCTAATTTTGCCATCATCGTTTGATTAATTAATTCGTTGTGTCTGATAACAATTAACCGCATTGTATCTTTATAGGCTCCGACACCTTCCAAATTCATTTTACTTTCTATTGACATTCTGTAATCGCCACACCATACTGTTGCTACTTTTTGAAAACCCGAAACAGGTACCCCATTAACTACTGTCATACCATCTTTGCCAAAAATAATTTTTTTATTTAGCCGTGCTAAGCTATATTTTTTCATTAGTCAAATCTCCATTTCATTTAATAATTTTTTATAAGCATTGATTAATTCAACGTTATCTGGTGTTTCTCGCTGAAATAAATCAATTAGATTATTTATATCATCTATCATGTTTTGCCTTGCATCGTTAGCCACTTCAACAATGAAATTATAGTGATGAATTAGCTTATTGTATTTTTTCTCATATTTCTTATAGAGAAAAATATTATAAATTGGCAAAGCATCGGTAATTTTTTCAACACTTTCATCAAAGATTAGCTGCGATTGATCATCAATTTTTTGTGCGTATTTTTTAAGACTATGCCAGCGCTTGCTATCAAAGCTGAACTGCCATAATGCTTTATTTAATTCTGCATTCATTATTCAAACCTCCATTTTCCTAAATAGTGAGTGACTACAACATATTCGCCATTTAAACAATCAACCTTAACATCTCTGCAATAATAATCATCTTCTAATTTTTCTTGAATATCTTGAAGTAGATCATCTAAATTAGTCCCATGCCCAACAACCCAAACATCACTTTTACCATGTAACGCGTGTTCATGATTATTTTCTTTTGTTGTTCTAAATGGATCCCTTACTTGCTTTTTCATTTTTATTATTTCCTCCGTAATTAAAGAAAGTTTGCGTTTAACCCGTCCCACGTGGTACACGTGGTCAACTGCTGCTATATCAACGTTTCTATTTTCCCATGCCGTCCCAACCCGTCCCACTTTAATTTTTTGGGACACGTTATGGGACACGTCCTATAACTTACAAATGCCGTCATATTAGTAATTGGACACGGTGGACACGTGGGACACGTTATTTTTAAACTTATTCTATTTCTCTCATATATCCTCTAACACGTTTTCCGTTGATTCTAATTCTTTGAGATGACCATTTATTCATATTATCCATGATCAACTTAATTTTCTTAGCTTCCGAATTGGTTCTACCCATTAAATATTTATCAACCGTCTTGTTAAAAACAACTTCCATAATTTCTCTAGTTGTTGTTTGTTTTAACGGTTCACGCTCACTAGAAAGCTTGTTATTCAGCCAATCTGATAAATTTGCACCACGATACCTAAAATAGGCTTGCTTGTCACTACTTGATAAATCAGCCCAATTAGTTGGAACTTCCATATTTAGAAAGTCTTCAATAGCATCTTTCATTGGATCAACAGTTTCCGCTGCTGCCTGATATTTTTTAGCTTCTTGCATTGTTTCTTTATCTAGGTACAACGGGCTTTTATTGTCAAACCATGTCTTAGCTTCTGCCAGTATCTGCAAAATATCTTGGTGATCTGGTTTCCAAACATTTTTAGCTGGCTTATTAACTCCACATTTAATCGGGTAAAATCTTCTTTCACCAGTTGCATCTTTTAAATAATCTGTCTGATTGGTAGTTCCAATGAATACACATTTTCTTGGGTGCGGTATTGAATAACGACCATAGCTATTTCTGTAATTGTCAACTTGTGCGCTAATAAAGTTTTTTACTTTTTCAACGTCTGTTTTTTTCATAGCAGATAATTCAGCGATTTCTAAAATCCAGCTGCCTTGAAGCTGCTGATAATCGTCCTTTTGCTTTCCTAAACTGTCGATTGTGTCATTGAATTTATCAGGATATAAGATACTAGCTGCGGTACTTTTTCCTAAGCCCTGCTTGCCCTCTAAAATTGGTACAATTTCAAATTTACAGCCCGGGTTGTATACTCTAGCAATTAAACCAGTGAGCCAAACTTTGGTTACCGCTTTTGTATAGTGGTTATTTTCAGCCCCTAAATAATCAATAAAATAGTTAGCAGCTCTGGGCTTGCCATCCCACTTGACACTTTCGATCCTTTCTTTAACTGGATTGACTGTTTTTTCTCTTGAAATAGAAACAACCGCATCTGTTATATTATCTTTGCCAAAAAGTAAATTATAGCGGCTTTCAAGATAGACTCTTAAAATTGCATCGTCTGAATCAGTCCAAAAGCCTTTTTTAATTTTTAAGGTTGGTATATCTGCAATTTTAATAATTTGATCTGCAAACTCATCATATGCAATCAAATCTTTAAATAATTCATCATGATTAATGAATAGCTGAATATTATATACTGATCTAGTTTTAACTCCGCCATCACTATTCATTTTGAGAAGATTTTGCCAGCTATCCTTTTTAGCTAAAACAGTTATTTTTTTATCATATTCTTGAGCAACTTCTTTTAAGTCGTCTGGTATTGGTCTAGCTACCACTAATTAGCCACCCGCCTTTCTTTGTTGACGATTGATCTAAAAATTACATTCAATTCTTTATCACTTATTGGCTGGCTTAAATTTTCATTAGCAAAGCACATCATGTTATAAACCGTTGGTGCATCTGCCCCCGTCCAAATTAATTTACCAGCTAATTGAGTAAGCCATTCATTGCGATTGCCAACTTCCGTGCCTGCTACTATTTCATCTAATAATTTTCCCATGTACTTTTTACGACTAGGAAACTTAATTTCTAATTTTGTATTTGATGGTTTTTCATCTGGTTTCATCATATTTATAAGCCATTGCGGAGCTGGTGCTGCATCTTTAATTTGATACTTGCCAATTGGCTTATACGGCTTTCCATTAACCTCACTAGGCGAAATTACAGCGAAATCGGTTAATAAGTCGATACCGTCAAGGATATTCACTTTTCTGGTTGGTTTACCATCATATTTAAAAAAGTAGTGAAGCCCGCCGCTTGGTGTCTGTTCAATATAAGTGTTAGTCGGTAACTGATAGCCCTTTTTGGCTAATTTCAGCAAGCTTTCACGCCCGTTATGCTCTGAATCGTGTATATCAATATCAACCACCAGCAGAGAATCAAGGCTCAAGCCTAAATTCATTCTTGGCTCGGCTATGATCCAACTAAAAACAGTTTCTAAGTCGTTCGTAGCGTCCTTATAACCGTGAGTACCTTTTAACGGTACTTTACTGTTTGGACTAAGTGGGAAAACTCTAAATCCATGGTCTGCTAATGCTAACGCTGGTTTTTCTGCTTGTAATTCTTTCATTCAACCACCCGCCTAAACTTCATCGGGGCAAATTGAATTAGAAACCTCATCAATTTCATGCTGGATATGTTGAAGAACGTCTGTTGCATTGCCAAGACTGCCGGAATTAATGAATGCGTTCAATGTGTCCTTATCAACTCTTGAATCAACACATAAATGGTCAATGAAATCTACTGCCAATTTAAGTTCTTGTGATAAATTAGTAAGCTTGCAAGCTTGTTTGTAAAGTAATTCATCTGTTACCGGTTTTTTATTGATTAATACTAATTTTTCTTGCTTTTTCATGTTCATAACCTCCAAATTTTGTTAGAATAGAGGTATAAATACTTTTTTAAGGTGTCTTGCTTAAACCGTCCAAAGTTTATGAAGCAAGGCTTTTTTTGTATTTATACCCATATTTATTTACCTCGTTAAATAAATTTCTGAAATCTTAGCCAATAGACACAACGCAAAGCAATATAACTGAAAACCCCAAAAAAGAAATTTTTCTATCGTAAATCCCTCGCCTAAACCAAAGTAATCATTTAATTTTCTGAACAATATAATCGCCCTCGCACGGTACAAATTAAATAGTTTTTGAAGCCAGATATTTTTCTAATTCTTTACGGTCAATACGTTTTAGCCGTCCAATCTGTGTTACTTTTAAGCCATCGGCAATCATTTTATAAATTGTGTTTGCACTGCCAATGTGAAGTTCCTGCATAACTTGACGATAAGTAAGCCAACGTTGTTTATCACTTTCCATTAAATTTCACCTCTTTTATCCGTACTATAAGTAGAACTAAAAAGTATGGTACTAATTCGTTCTACGTTATTATAGTAAAATAAAGTGCTCGGTTTGTCAAACACAAATGTTTTGTGTATACTTATCATGAAAGTGAGGTTATATAATGTATGCAATAAATTTTAAAAATTTAATATCAAAAGAAAAAACATCTATTACAGAAATTAGCCAATATACTGGAATTTCTAGAAGTACACTTACTCTCCTCAACAATGGAACGAGTAAAGGCATTCAGTTTGAAACCTTAGATAAAATATGTACTTTTCTTAATTGCAAGCCGAATGATCTTATTAAAATTTTGCCCGATGAATATACTTTTCAAACAGCGATGTTGCCAAAAGAATCTAAAACTAATAAGAACTATTTTGAGTACTTTGGAGAACTTTTGACTGTGCAAGATGAAAAAAAATTAGTGAATTCTAATAAAATGGTTACAGCAAAAGGCAAACCAATCAGCATAGGATTTTGGAAAATAAACCCTAGCCCCTTTGAAATTATCTTTGGAATACCGTTTTACGAAAATAATGAAACTATGAGCATTTATGGATCTAATAAAAACTTGTTAAAACTAACATCAAAGACTCTTTCTGAGTTAGACAATAAAGCAACCATAAAACTTTCTAAAGATATTGCTAATTTTGTAATAAAAAGAAATCCTGATATTTTTTCTAACAAAAAAGAAGTAACCGTTGGTTTAAAATCCCAGCCTAAAACAAATGGAGCATTTAATGTTTCTGTAAATTCATTCAAAATTGATCAAAAAACAGGTAATTTAACACTTTAGTTTTTCTACATAACACTGCCCCCGCACGGTACGTTATGGAGGGAAAACAATGGCTACTATTAAAAAATATACTGACAAAGACGGCAAAACTCGGTATCAGTTTCAAGTTTATTTAGGAATTGACCCTCAAACGGGTAAAAAGAAAAAAACACGGCGCCGTGGATTTAAAACTAAGTCTGAAGCTGTAATTGCTGCTTCTAGGATCACTTATCAGTTAAAGACAAAAGGATCAATGCCGGTTGAAAATAATATTTTGTTTGTAGATGTTTATCATCAATGGTATTCAGAATATATAAATACCGTACGTGAAAGCACATGGGCTAGAACAGCCGGAATGTTCAAAAATCATATATTACCCTTGTTTGGTAACAAAAGGCTTAGAACAATAAATATAAGCCAGTGCCAGCAAGCCGTTAATAGATGGTTTAAAGAAGCTACACGCAACTATAAACGCTGGTACAACTATCTTGTGAATATCTTTGATTATGGTATTAAACACGGCTATATTGACAGTAACCCTGCCAAAATGGTTACTCTGCCCAAAAAGCCGGATACTTGGGGAGATAAACCTGAAAACTTTTGGAATAAGCAACAGCTCAAAATGTTTTTTGATTGCATCAACTTAAAAGAAAAGCCTGAAAAATATTGTCTGTTTCGTGTTCTTGCTTTTTGTGGTTTAAGGCGTGGTGAGTGTTTAGCACTAACTTGGAATGATATTAATTTCAAAAATAAAACCATGCGGATCAACAAAACTTTAACTCAAGGTAAAGGCGGCCGACAGATCATACAAGCCCCCAAAACAAAAAAAGGCCGTCGCACTATCTTACTTGATAGTACAACGGTTTCTATACTGCAATATTGGCATAAAAAGCAGCTTGAATACTTTTTGTTTTTAGGCATCAATGTTTTAAACAAGAATCAGCTTGTATTTGCTAACTCTAAGAATAAATTTAAGTCTTTGAATACACCAGCGAAATGGCTTCATAAAATTATATCTGATAATAATTTAACTCCCAGAATAACAGTACATGGCTTTCGCCACAGTCACGCTTCCGCCTTGTTTGCTGCTGGTGCAACTATTAAAGAAGTTCAAACCAGACTAGGTCATGAGGACGTAGCAACAACATTAAACATCTACACTCATGTTACCAAGGATCAGAACAAAGAAGCTGTCCAAAAACTTACTAGTTATCTTGATTTCTAG